ATGCCGGGTATACAGATATTTAATACGTGTACAAATTTAATATCTCAACTACCAATAATACCATTGGATAAAAGAAATCCAGAGGATGTAGATACTCATGCAGAGGATCATCTATACGATGCACTAAGGTACGGAATACAGTCTAGACCCGTACCTCGCAACATATTTGATATGGGTACGGCAACTTCGCCCAAACATAGATTTGAACCTGCTGATGCTACATTCGGATATTGAAAGGTAAAATATGGCTTACGATTCAGAGTTTATAGAAGACAGTGAAAGCGCATTCCTAGAGAATGATGAGTCAGATGAGGGTGTATCTGGTCTAACTGACTACATACAGAAGCAGTTTACTAGGGCTGAAGATGCACGATATACAGAAGAAAATAGCTGGATCAGAGCATATAAGAACTACAGGGGTGTATACAGTTCTGACGTACAGTTTACGGAGACTGAAAAATCCCGTGTATTTATTAAAGTAACAAAGACAAAAGTACTTGCAGCGTATAGCCAGATTGTAGACGTACTACTTGCAAATAACGAGTTTCCGCTATCAGTAGAGCCTACTACCTTACCAGAAGGTGTAGCTGAGACAGTACACTTTGATCCTAACGCTCCAGCAGACGTAGAAACGGGCGAGATGCCAAAAGACTTATACGGCTACGAGGGAGATGGTAGAGTATTGCCCCCCGGAGCTACGTCATTACAAGACCTAGAAGAAAAGCTAGGCCCACTACAGGATGCCTTAGAAGATGTAGATACATTGAAAGAGGGCTTTGGTATAACACAATCTTCTGTCAACTTTCATCCTGCAATGGTTGCTGCAAAGATGATGGAGAAGCAGATTAAAGACCAGTTAGAAGAGTCAGACGCTACCAAGCACCTACGAAATGCAGCGTTTGAGTGTGCGCTATTTGGTACTGGTGTACTAAAAGGCCCATTTGCTACAACAAAAGAGTACCCTAACTGGACAGATGAGGGCGAATACGATCCTACAGTTAAGACAGTGCCTAAAATATCCTATGTATCTGGTTGGAACTTCTACCCTGACCCAGATGCAAGTACGATAGAGGACTGTGACTACGTAATAGAGCGACATAAACTTACAAGATCCCAGCTACGTGCATTACGCAATAGACCATTCTTTAGAGAAGACGCTATTAAAGAAGCAATAGAGATGGGCGAGAACTATTCTATAAAATGGTGGGAGAGTAGCCTCTTAGAGTCAGAAGATGAGGACAGTTCACACAGTTATAACACACAACGCTACGAGGCACTAGAGTTCTGGGGTATATTAGACAGGGCTATAGCAGAAGAGTCGGGCATAGAGATACCCGGCGAGTACGAGGACGTAGATGATCTACACGTAAACGTCTGGATATGCAACAATGAAATACTCAGGTTTGTAGTTAATCCGTTCCTACCAAAGCGTATCCCATACTGTGCAGTGCCATATGAAGTCAACCCATATGCTTTCTTTGGCATAGGCGTAGGCGAAAACATGGACGATACACAGACCCTGATGAACGGGTTTATGCGTATGGCAGTAGATAATGCTGTATTGTCAGGTAATTTACTGATAGAAGTAGACGAAACTAACCTAACTCCGGGCCAAGACCTGACCGTATATCCCGGTAAAGTATTTAGAAGACAGGGCGGTGCGCCGGGACAGGCAATATTTGGCACTAAGTTTCCTAACGTAAGTAACGAAAATATGCAACTGTTTGATAAGGCTAGAGTGTTAGCTGATGAGTCTACAGGTATACCATCATTCTCACATGGGCAAACTGGTGTAACTGGTGTAGGTAGAACGGCAGCAGGTATCTCGATGCTTATGGGTGCAGCAGCAGGATCTGTTAAAACAGTTGTAAAAAACTTTGACGATTACCTGTTACGTCCTCTAGGTGAGGCAATGTTTGCATTTAATATGCAGTTTAACTACAACAAAGACATAAAGGGTGACTTAGAAGTTAAGGCTAGAGGCTTAGAGAGCCTGATGCAGAATGAGGTACGATCACAAAGGCTTATGTCTTTCTTACAAATTGTAAGTAATCCAGTACTTGCACCCTTTGCTAAGTTTCCGTTTATTATACGCGAGATAGCTAAGTCTATGATGCTAGATGCAAACAAAGTAACAAATACGCCAGAAGAAATGCTACGTCAAACTTACTTGATGCAAAAGAATCAGGAAGCTATGGGGCAAGGTGGGCCAGAGCAAGGGCCTATGGATATGTCAGGCGTAGGTGGCGGTAACATAGGTGTGGGTGCAGCGCCAGTACCGGGTGAACAACAATTTACGGGGCAACCACCACAACAGGCTCCACCTGCACAACCACAGATGCAACCACCTCCACCAAATGAAGGTCTACCACCGGGTATGCTACAATGAAGACTGAAAAGCTATATCCTATAGTTTCTAATCCTAAGTACAAAGAGTTTGAAGAATACTTAATTTACTTAAAAGAAAGAGCAGTAACAACTATGGCATATGCTGATGATTCTATAACTATACATAGATGTCAGGGGCAAGTGTCTACTATAGACCAGCTACTAAAACTAAAGACTAATGTTTTACGTGAAACAAAAGGTAGTGATATATGGCAATAGAGGAAGAAACTCCTGTACTAGAAAGCGCACTAGATAGGTTTAGAAGAAGAGATACCCTAAGAAGAAGAGGTAAAGGTACGCCATTAGCTAGATTTGCTAGAGGTGTAAGTGAAGGTGTACCAGAGCAAATATCTTTAGAGGGCTTTATAAAATCTTCTTTGGTGTTACCCCCATCTCTTGTTGTAGGTTTTATATCTGGTCTAGGTAAGATAGGCGGTAACTTTGCTTCATTAGTCCGTCTGTTAGATCAGAAAGAAGTAGATAACTTTTTCGCAAGAGCTAACGCAGATTGGGCAGAAACTACTGCAAAGTTTGTAGGAGATGACGATCCAGCAGCTAAAAGAGCAGCAGGTCTTATGACCACAGTAGGTACTGCTGGTGGTGGTATGGTAAGTTATGCTGTACCTGCAATAGGTTTTGCTAGAATATTTAATCAGGCATTTAAAGTTAGACCACTAATAGCTACACTATATGCAGATGCATTAGTGGGTTTTGGAGGTATGTCTCCAGAAGAAGAGAATATATTTAACCTTGCAAAAGAAGCATCTGAAAATGGGGATCAAGAAACCCTAGCAGAATTAGCTAGTATATTAGCTACTGACCCAAATAGCTCTGAGTTTGAAAACAGAATAAGGAATGCAGGTGAGGCAATTCTTATGCTAGGCGGTTCAGAGGCTATAATTAAAGGATTTAAAAAACTAGCTAGGGCAGTAAAAAAAGGAAACAATACTGAGAAAACAATAGATGCTGTAATGCAAGAACTGCCACCAGAACAAGCAAGTAAACTAAAAGAAATACTAGAGCCTAACCCAGACAATCCTAACAAACTAGGTGCTACTGTAGATGAAGTAGAAGAGATAACAGGTAAACCCGTAGAAGAAAAACCTGACCCAATAGATACACAGACAGAAGAAGTACTTACAGATGCAGAGAAAAAACTTGCAGTGCAAGAGAAGTTTAATTTGCCTACAGATTCAAATATAGAAAAAGAAACAGTAGATAAGTTAATGAAATCTATAGAAGATGGTCTACCTATAGGAGCAGATGATTTAGATACTGTAGTAAATAAACCTAGCATAACGCCAGAAGAGTTTCTAGAAAAATATAAAGAACCAGAGGATACGTTCAATGATGAACAATTAAAAATTTTTGGATCTCAAATTGATCCTAACAATTTTGATGAGTTTTTAGCTGCATTAAAAAAAGCTAAAACAATAGAAGATTACAATGATCTATATAATTTGTTAGACAATATGGAGAACTTTACAACAAAATCTGAGTTACTAGCAGCGACAGAAAAACAAGATGCATATTTTGCATCAAATTATCTAGACCATTTACTAGACACAGACATTGATAAATATACGTTTGACGCAGCTAATATGGCAGATAATTTAAAAACCAACAAAGTTACTGCTCAAAATCATCCAATAGTAGGAGATTTTAATGAGCCAGATCCTAAATTTAAAAAAGAATTTGATAAAAAAGCAAAAGAAATACAACAACAAATAGACGATGCTAAGATAAAACCTGCTACTGGTGAAAATATTACATTTGATGATCCACCCTCAGAAAAACCAACTACACCTAGCTCAGACATATACAATCCAGAAATGAGAAAATTTAAAGTAACAGGTAAAAAACCGGGCGGTTCATCTGACGGTGCTGAAATAACAGATACTGCTACAGGTATAAAATACATAGCAAAATATCCTAAAAATATAGAACAGGCAGCGCAAGAAGCATTAGCATCTAGGGTATATCAGTTAGCAGGTGTATACACTCCAGAAGTAAAAGTAATAACTGCTACCGTAGACGGTGAAAAGAAAACTATGCTAGTGTCTGAATTTATAGAAGATCTTAAACCGTACAACCCAGATACCGTATCACCAATGGAAATAGGTAGACTACACGCTACTGCTGCTATACTGAGAGATTGGGATGCTGTTGGTTTGAGTAAAGATAATATAGTGTTTGTTACTTTACCTAACGGTCAAACGAGACTTGCACAAATAGATGCAGGAGGTTCTCTAGAATTTAGAGCGCAGGGTGAGTTTAAAGCTGGAGATTTTTCTGATAAAGCAATAGAAGAATGGGAAAGTATAGCAAAAGCAAATGAGTCAGTATTTAAAGGAGCATACGATAAAGATAGAATTGCCTATATGAAAGGTGTAGAAGATGCTATTACAAGATTATCTCGCATACCAGAAGGTACACTATACTCTAGAGAAGTAGGATCATATGCAAGTGCAGGAATAGATTCAACAAAAGACTTATCTAAAGTAATAACAGATCGTATAAATAATTTAAAGTATGATTTAGAAGAAGCAATTGATATACATGGTGGTTTAAATATTCCTACTAAAACTGTGCCAGTAGAAGGTGCAGACGCTGTTATAAAAGACGCTACCTTTGAACCTAGTACAAAAAACATAGATAAAGCAAAGGTAGATGCAAAGAAAAAAACATACATAAAAAAGAAAATAGATACCTATAAAAATTTACCAGAAACAAAAGCTAAAAAATTAGGGTTTGACCCTTCTTCTTCAATAACTAGATTTGAACAACTTGCAGGTGTACCAGATAAACCTGCTACAATATCTGCTACTGTTTTACCAGAAAAAGATTTTGTTGCGTTAAAAACTTCAGAAGTACCTTCAGATACAGGAGTTGGAACATTTAAGGCAGGTGACGGTTCTCTAGGATCTTCTGGTGGGCTATATCCAACGACTCCTTTAAGTTATGATAAGTATCTTTCAGGAAAAATACAAGATGTATATGATGAAGAATTAAAAACAAATCCTAAATTTAAAGATAAAAATGAATTACCAGCACCTCTGTTAATAAAAGGAAACGTACAAACTTTACAAAGTAGACTTATAGAAAAATTAAAAGAAATAAAAAATGTAGATAAAACAATAAAACTTATGTTAGATCCGCATGGTAGTACAATGTACAACTTATCTAAGTTTAGAGGATCAGAGGAAGCAGATGTAACAGCCTATGGCAGGGATACGGGAGTTTTTTATTCTGGGCCAGCAGTAAATAACGCTTATATATTTCAAGATGGTATTACTTCTGGGGAAGTAACTAAATTAAAAAATACTTTAATAGCAGGGGCTAGAGCAGCAAATCAAGGTGCAAAGGGTGGTACGCCTATTAAATTTTTAACGCTAGGAAAAAGTATAAACTTTCATGTTCCTAGTAATATTATGGGATCAAATCTACCGTTAAATCCTAACTATAAAGAATTAAAACCTGTTTATGATAAAATAAAAACTTCTATTACAGATCTTGAAACTACCCCTTCAGGAAAAGATATAATACAGGCATACACAGATTTAATTTTTACAAATGCGTATGGTAGTAAAATGGCAAGTGCTTTAAAAAAATCCTATTTAGGTGGCTCTATTGCTCCTAAAGGAAGAATTACAAAGTTTGATTATTCACCTACTACTCCACAAGGAAAAGAACAATACAAAGAATTTTTTGGAGACAGTTGGTTAGAAGAAACGGACGCAACTCACTTTACTATAAAAAGATGGTCACAGACAGAAGAACATGGAGAAGCTATAAATATTTTTCTAACAAGTTTAAATAAAGGGGCTAAAAACCCTAATGATGTGTTCTTAACTATACCTGTCGATGATGAACTTACAGATTATGTTAGAAAGGTATTAGGTACACAACAGGGAAGAATACCTTATTCTCAAGCTACACTTTCTCCTGTACAGGCTAAAGATGTAGTGAGAGAGGCTAGTCCAGCATTACAAGTTAAATTTCGCGTAGGTGAGCAAGGAAAATACATTACAACAATAAAACCTATAGTATTTAAAACTGCAAAACCTAATGAGATAGACTCTAAAAAATCTGCACTATTTAATAGTAATGTAGGTTTGAACGTAATGAAGCAGTACTTAGGGCCTATAGCTGTAGGAGCATCCTTTATTCCTGCACTTATATCAAATGAAGCAGAGGCAGAAGAAGTAACAGTAGAGCCTACGGAAGAAGAAGAGTTAGGGTTTACTCCTGTAATGGATGAAACTGCATCTGATAAATTATTAACTGGTGGAATGATGCCAGAAGAACCGCCCGTAGTAGTAGAAGAAGAAGAAACACCAATGGCTAGTTTTCCTGAAACGGGCCAAGAATTTTCTTATGAAGATGTTATACAGACAGCAGAAGAAGAAGACAACGATGAGCTAGACATAGATGCTCAAATGAGTGACCTTAACTTAGGAGATCAAGGAAATGATGAACAGTTTACTTATGTACAGTGAAGAAGAAATGGAAGGTAATGAAATACCTTTTGGCTCCTTAGAAGCAGAGGTTGCAGATGACGTACCTGTAATGCTATCAGAGGGCGAGTATGTAGTACCTGCTGATGTAGTGCGATACTGGGGGCTAAAGCACCTAGAAGAAATGCGTACTATGGCTAAGTGTGGTCTTATGTCTATGGAGATGGATGGAAGGTTACATAAAGTAGATGAAGATGGCGAGAAGGTACAGGAAGATGAGGAAGAAGTAGAAGAAGAAGAGGAAGAAGATGACGTAGAGGAAATGGAAGCTATAGCTATAGAGTTTGATATAGATGATATGCAAGAAGAGATGGAAGAAGAGGAAGATGATGATATAGATTTTGACGGTAAAAAAAAAATAGTACACGCTGATGCAGGTGGAGATATACAAAGAGATAGAGAAGACAACTTTGGTTTAGGCGTAGGTAACACTGCAACTTTAGGAATAAGTAACAATGATATAATGAGTGCTATGGCTGAAGTAGGAATGGTAAGTCCTAATGAGGCTAAGTCTGCAACCCCAGAACAGGCAGCTACTTCCGTAGGTGGATTAGCTAATGCAAGTCCTCAAGAAAGATCTGATGTAATGTCAGCAGCAGTAGGTACAGCATTTGATAATGCAAAGCCATCTGTTCCCAGTGAAGTATCAAGGGTAGGAGGCGTTATGGGTGCAGTTACAGGTAAATTTGGCATTCCCGGTCTATCAAATGTTTTAGGCCCAACTGTAGATGTATTTTCTACTGGCCCAACAAATATAGGTACTGGCCCTTTGTCTCAAGCAGTGGCTAAAGCTAGTGTAACAGAATTAGCAACTATCGGCTTAAATATTAATCTAGGTTTACAAGATAAAACTGACTTGATGAGCTTTGGCGGTAACGTAGTTGGTATATCTACAGGCACTATGCTAGGTATGCCTACTCAAACAATAGCAGGTGTAGTAGATCCACAGATGGATGTAGCCGATTATGATAGGGCGGTAGCAGCAGCCCTTGGTAAAGATCTAGCTACTGCACCTACAAATGAAGTAACAGGTAGACCAGACTTTAGTAAGGCCCAAGACCTTATAGGTTCAACAACTGACCCAGATACAGGTGCAGTTTCAGGAGGGTACACCTCAACAGGTGGCTTTCAAGACTCTACAGGTCAAGTATCTGCTATGGGTACGGAAGAAGACTTTTTAGGTTTAGATGTTAAAGGTCAAACAGATGTTGTAGGAAAAAGAGGACTAGGAGGTTTTTTTGGTGTAGATCCAGACTTAGCTACAAAAGGTGCGGCTCTAGGGCCGGGTGGATTAGCAGACCTTGAAAAAGATGTAGGTATGGAAAAAGAAATGCAAGACATAATGAGTGAGGTTGCAGATATGCCTACAGCAGAAGAAGATGAAAACGAAACTATAGACGCAACGGAAGAACCGGGGCCTGATACAGATACCACAGAATCAGAAGAAGAAGAAGGGCCAGAGGCAGAAGTATAATTAAGTGGGCTACCCGATACCCCTTTCATAACGAAAGGCTACTTGAGGCCCCTATAGAGGAGAGTAAAATATGTCAGTAGAAGAACATGATGACCAGTCAGTTAAAGGACACGTAGTACAAGCAAACAAAAGATATAAAAGGGCAATAGATGAGGAGCGAGAACTAAAAGAACTTGTGGAACAGCGACAGGCCCTAGAGAATAAAGTAGAAGAAGAGGAAGATAATCAAGAGGAGTTAGATGCCTCAGATCCAGAAGAGTCTACATTTAAGAAACGATACGGAGATCTTCGTAGGCACTCTCAACGTATTCAAGACGAACACAAAAAAGAGATAAAAAAGTTAGAGAAACAGATACAAGCATTAGCTACTAAGTCTGTTAAGCTACCTAAGACAGAAGAAGAAATATCTGCATGGTCGCAGAAATACCCAGATGTTTCTAAGATGATGGAGTCTATAGCCCTAAAGAAATCTACTGAAGTATCTTCAAGTATTAAAAAAGAGATGGAAGAACTACAGGAAATGAAGAGGGGCGTAGTTCGTGAGAAAGCAGAGAGCGAATTAAAAACGCTACACCCAGACTTTGAAACAATCCGTAAAGACCCTGCTTTCCATGAGTGGGCATCTGTACAACCTAAATGGGTACAGGAAGCACTGTACGACAATGACTCAGACGCATATGCCTGTAGTAAGGCAATCACTCTGTATAAAGCAGAGAACAAATTACTAACTAAAAGACAAAAACCATCTGAGGCAGCATCTAGCGTATCTACTAAGGGTATGCCCAAGGCAGATGCAGATGCAATAAAAAAAGGTACATTTAAAGAGTCTCAAGTAGAAAGAATGTCTGCTGCACAGTATGAAGCTAATGAAGAAGCAATTACTAATGCAATACGCAACGGAACATTCATTTATGATATTTCTGGTGCAGCACGATAAAAAAAGGTTGACAATGCATATTTAATATGTATAACTATACCTTACATCACATACTGATGTCCTCATCGTAAGATGACCACACACTGGTATGTTACTTCGTTAAATTAGAAGTAGGTTAGCTACCATTTTACTAGTTGGCCCCTTATCTCTAATTAAGATATGGACACCCAATAAACAGCGAAATGCCCTGAACTTACATGATATAAGCTATCATAGGAGGGAACCAATATGGCTTTTAAAACAGCTACTGGTTACGGAAACCTTCCGAATGGCAACTTTTCACCTGTAATTTACAGTAAGAAAGTGCAATCGGCATTTCGTAAAACCAGTGTATGCGAGGACATCACCAACAATGATTATTTTGGTGAGATCGCTAATTTCGGTGATACAGTTCGTATCATCAAAGAACCAGAAATAACGGTTCAAGAATACGCCCGTGGCACACAAGTACAGCCACAGGATCTACAAGATGATGACTTTACTCTAGTTGTCGATAAAGCAAACTACTTTGCTTTTAAAATTGATGACATTGAAGATGCACATTCTCATGTAAACTTTGAGTCAATGGCAACTGATAGAGCAGGTTATCGCCTAAAAGACCAATTTGACCAAGAAGTACTAGGTTACTTATCAGGTTTCAAACAGGCAACGCTTAGTGCTAATGCTGGAACCGCAAGAGTAGCCGCCGATAAATCAGGTACTGATCCTATTGCAGGAGCAGCAGCCAACGGTTTATTAGCTTCTATGTTAATTGCACGTAACAGCTTTGTTTCAGGTGGTGCTGCTACCGACTCAATCGCTCTACATCCAGACGGATCTACTGGTGAAGCAACTCCCTTAGAAGTGCTAAACCGTATGGCTCGTTTACTCGATCAGCAAAATGTTGACCGTGATGGACGTTGGGTTGTTGTCGATCCAGTGTTTGCTGAACAGCTTAATGACGAAAACTCTAAACTATTGAATAATGACTTTTCTTCGGGTAGCACGGACATTTTAAGAAATGGACGTATTATCTCTGGAGTAGTTCGTGGTTTCAGAGTATATATGTCAAACAACCTTCCTTCGATAGGAACAGGCCCAGCTACCATTGATACTAATGGATCAAGCGCACATTATGGTGCTATTGTTGCTGGACATGATTCTGCCGTTGCTACTGCTTCGCAAGTAGAAAAGGTTGAAACATATCGTGATAATGACAGCTTTGCTGACATCGTTCG